CGACCTTTCCCCGCTCTATGCCGTGGATATTCTTTGGACGGGTGAGCCGTTAGAATCATTCGCAACAAAAGAGGTTTTCCCAAGTCCCGTGGGGGTGCATACTTTCAGCGGATGCGATGAGATGTACTTGAATAGATTTTGTGAGTTTAACCCTCTTTCTCCTTATTGCACAAATGAGACACTTTGAGAATGATACAATCGCGAACATTGCAACAGGTATTTCTTGTTCGTCTGCTGTCTTACATTTTGCGACTACTTGGCAACCTGTGTTTTCGCTTATTTTGGCTATCGTTGGTATTGTTTCGGGTTTGTTTGCAATTCGTTACTACGCTAAAAAAATAGACAAACTCGATGGCGAAATCTAAGACAACAAGCGTCGTATGGCATCCAAAGCCGAAGAATAAACTTCGTCGACACACTAAGTCATTGAACAAACACAAAAGCACAAAACCATATAAAGGTCAAGGTCGATGATTGATAGAATCTTCAAGAATTGGAAAACTACAACTCTAGGAATAGGCGTAATCATAGCGTCATTCATACTCGTTTTCTTCGAGAAGACTACGTTGAGCGAAGTGAGCGTCTTCTTAGGTGGTGGATTTATGATGCTTTTTATCAAAGACAAAAAAGAATAATCGCTATTTACTAGTAATGAACTTCGAGAGACTTCAATTTCACGAGAATAAACTACCGACATTCAAAGAGAATAAGTCGAAAGACATATACAACTTTGGAGACGACAACTTGTATCCAGAGTTGCTCGTTGAGTTGTTCTCAAAATCACCTAAACACAACGCGATTGTATCTTCGAAAGCGTCATATGTTGCAGGTGTAGGAACAGCCATCGTCGGTGAGAACACACAAAACGTCGCAAAAGCAGAAGCGAAACTCAAGTCAATCAACACTTACGAGTCATTCGAAGAGTTCAAACAGAAAGTATCCTACGATTTGGAGTTGTTCAATGGCTTCGCTATCGAAGTAATTTGGAATCGTGCAAAGACTCAAATCGCTGAACTTTACCACTTGCCGTTCAAGAATGTTCGTGTCGGTCTAGACGATTGCTACTATTATAGTGAAGATTGGTCAAATCGTCGCGAAGAAGTAATTCACTACAACGCATTCAATGAGAACACTCGCGAGTCAAAGCAGTTGTTCTACTACAAGATGTATCGACCTGGTCAAGGTGTTTATCCTTTACCCGATTACGTTGGTGCATTGAAGTACATCGAAATTGATACTGAGATTTCAAATTGGCATTTGAACTCTATCAAGAATGGCTTCTCTGCTCAGACTTTGATACAGATGTTCAAAGGAGTTCCAACTCCAGAAGAAGCACGTAAAGCGAAGCGCAGATTCAAAGACTCGTATCAAGGTACAGACAACGCAGGTGGTCTCATCTTGATGTACAACGAAGCAAACGAGAGAGAGTCTATTGTATCAAACATTCAACCTAGCGACTTTGACAAACAATTCGACATCTTGAATAAGACGGTACAACAAGAGATTTTTGTAGGTCACAAAGTGAACTCTCCTATGTTGTTCGGTGTTCGTGTAGAAGGTCAACTTGGCGGTCGTAGCGAAATGATTGAAGCGTACGAAATGTTCCAACAAGCATACGTAGAGCCTCGTCAACAGAAAATGGATGAGCAGTTGACATACTTGTTCTCATTCATCGCACCTGTAAAACTAGAGACAATCAACAAACCACCACTAGGTCTTGACTACTTAGACTTATATACTAGAAACTTGATTTCAAATGAAGAAGCACGTAAGGAGTTGGGGTTACCAGAACTTTCAACCGTGAAGATTCAATCAAACTTGAACGACGCAATCAACTCTTTGAGTCCTCTCGTAGCAAATAACGTATTGTCGAATATGACAATCAACGAGAAGCGTCAACTTGCAGGTCTTGCACCTATCGCAGGAGGAGACGCTCTACCAAACACATCCCCCGTCGCAATGTCAAAAGAGAACCCTTTCGGATGGGATGACGAACGTGACTTGAAAGTCTTTGCTCAATTCGGTGAAGATGCTACTCTATTTGAAGAGGTCAAAATGACTTTCGCTAGTGACATCGAGAAAGCGGTTTTGAACACAATCAAGGAAAACAAGGGAATCACTATCGGTGAAGTTGTGAACATCATTGACGCTGACTTGTTGAAAGTGTCTCAAGCAATAGACAACTTGAATAAGACGGGAATGATTCAACCTGCTGAGGGTGGATTGACAATCACAGAGCAAGGCTTGAAAGAAATTGCAGACATTCAAACAGAACTTCTCGTTCGTTACAAATACGAGAAAGCACCGAACACAAAAGGTGATATCTTGATTGACACTTCTCGTGAATTTTGTCGTAGCGTCGTGAGAGCAGATAGAGTCTATTCTCGTGAAGACATCAACGCAATGAGTGCTTTATTGGGATATGATGTGTGGAAGCGACGTGGTGGGTGGTATACAATACCCGATTCATCACCTGCTGTACATAGACCATCTTGTCGCCATATCTGGGCTTCAAAAGTAGTAAGAAGAAGAAAATGACAAACTTTGTATACTTCGTTTCGACAACGTATTTGAAAGACAATACGCCTATCAACGAGAACGTTGATGACAAACTCTTGAAGAACGCTATCAAAGAGAGTCAAGAAATCTACATTCGTGACATCATTGGAAGTGGATTGTATAACGAGTTGCAATCTCAAGCGTTTGCAGGTACACTCACAACGCTCAATAGAACGCTTCTAGACTCTTATATCGCACCTTGCTTGAAGTACTACACTCTGTGTGAAGCGATGCTTCCTATGACATTTAAATTGATGAATAAAAGCGTAGCAAGTAGAGAGAGTGACAACGCTAGAGCGATAAGTGTAGACGAGTTGACTCTTCTTGAGAATCGCTATCGCGACAAAGCAGAGTACTACTCAAATCGTTTGAGAGATTATTTGAGAGAATATACGAACGATTACCCTTTATTCTTGAACCCTGGTTCTACGTTCGATACAATACGACCAACAAGCACTACATTCGTAGGCGGAATATATCTACCAACAGACTATGACGATTGCTTCTGGGGCTATGACTTCCCCGACACGGACAAATAAGTGGCAAAAAAACAACGAAGCCAAACTCATCAAATTCTTAAAGAATGACGTTAAATCAAATCATAGCAAAAATACGAACGCAGGTCGAAAGCCATAAGATGGTCGGAAAGTTCTCAGTCGGTGCAGAGTACAATCTCGCAGTCGACGAGGTTAAGTTCTACCCTCTTGTGTGGCTCGTTCCCGATGGCTTTGATATGGCTACTCGTGATGGTCGCTATGTGAACTATCGTTTTGCTTTGCTAGTTTTTGATAGAGTATTTGAGAGTGAGTCGAATACTATCGAAGTATTAAGTGACACCGCTCAAATTATCATTGATATTATGGCTCTAATCGACTATCACTACAACAACGATGAAGATTTTCAGTTGATTGTTAGTAGCACAGCAGAGCCTTTCTATGACGCAAAAACAGACATCGTCGCTGGTTATGGCATCCAATTCCAAATTTCTACTCCTTACTTGGCTGATAGTTGCGTTGTACCTGTGTAGCGTCTTGTATGCGTTCTTTACTTTCAAGCCGATTGAGAAAGAACCTGTGTACATTGAGACTACTTCTTACTACGAAGACACTATCGAAAAAGTACGATTTAAGAAACAACTTGTTCGTGATTCTATTTATATGTATGACACGTTGTATGTTGATACTTTCTCTCGTACTAGTTACGGACTTGAAAGGGCAATCAATCTCCATCGACACATCGACTCTATCGAGCGCTCAACATTATCTCGTTGAGGGGGCAAAAGCAAGACGCAAAGTCATCGACTACAAGAAACTAGTTCGTCTTGATTCTATCGAAATCGCACAACTCGACTCTATTCGCATAATTCAAGTAAGAACGATACAAACTAAGCAAAGCGAAATTGAATCGGTTAGAACGCACGAGAAGACGCTAAAATCACAAATCGTAGTCTTCTCTGTTGTCGCTTTCTTTCTTGGTATACTAATATGAAAAAAAATAACGTAGTACGCATCGAAAAAAATTGGGAAGATACACGTGTTCTTCTCATCTCCGATTTACATTGGGACAACCCGAAATGTGATAGAGAGTTATTGAAGAAGCATCTCGACGAAGCGTTGAAAGGTAATCACGATATTTTGATAAATGGTGACTTGTTTTGCTTGATGCAAGGTGCATACGACCCTCGCAAATCAAAAGGTGATATAAGACCAGAACACAATGTCGCAAACTACTTCGATGCTATTGTCAACACAGCGGTAGAATGGTTCTCACCTTATGCGCATTTGATTAAGTTCGTAGGATATGGCAACCACGAGACTTCCATCTTGAAGCGTCAAGAAACGGACATCATCGAACGCTTTGTCACTTTGCTCAACTACAAGTGTAAAACAGAAGTTCAAGTCGGTGGCTATGGTGGATGGATTCGTTACGCTTTTAGCGATAACGCTGGTAAAGGCAAATCGTATGTCATTAGGTATATGCACGGATTTGGTGGAGGAGGCGCAGTAACACGAGGAACAATTCAACACAATAGAATGAGTGTCAACGTAGAGGGAGCGGATGCGATTTGGATGGGTCACGTTCACGAAGACTATGAGTTGACATACACCGTTGAGCAATTAACGCAACAAGACACCGTCATCTTGAAAGACATCTTAATGATTCGTACAAGTGCGTACAAAGAAGAGTATTGTGACGGCTCGAAAGGATGGCACATCGAGAGAGGTGCATCACCTAAACCCATTGGCGGTCGTTGGTTAATTATGAAGCCTCACAGAACAGAGAATATGGGTAGAAAGATTCACGCTTACACACACAAAACGCTATGATAGTTGACGTATTAATTGTTCACGAAGAGCGTAACGATGACGCGTTTCTTGAGATTGGAGTTGACCCACAGATTGTAGAGTATCTCGAAGAGGGTCTTGTTGACTTGCGTCAAGTTGTAGCAATAAGCGCATATCACGAACACACTCAACTCTTCTTGAGTGGTGGTCACTCATTGATAATTGACGAAGACTTCTATACTTTTGCAACACGATGGAAAAAGACGCGATAAACCCAAACCACTACAAGACAGGCGACGTAGAAGCAATCGAAGCAATCAAAGCCTCTATGACACAAGAAGCATTCTACGGATATCTCAAAGGCAACGTACTCAAATACGTATGGCGCTTCGAAAAAAAGAATCGTCTTGAAGATTTGAAAAAAGCAAATTGGTACTTAAAAAGATTGACAGATGAATATCAAACAAACACCGTTCAAGGGCTATAACAAGGACGAGTCAACAAAGAAACAAATCTATCTTCATCACACGGCAGGTGGTGGGGATGGTGTATCTACGTTCAAGTTCTGGGATGCAGACCCACTCAACGTTGGAACTTGTGTTGCAATCTCTCGCAATGGTGAGATAGTACAAGGCTTTGATTCAAAGTATTGGGCGTATCACTTAGGTTTGAAGTCATCGCACTTCTTAGGTCTACCATACGTTAATCTAGATAAGAACTCAATCGGAATCGAGATTTGTAATTGGGGATATTTGACGCAAAAAGGTTCTAAATTCTACAACTACGTAGGCAAAGAAGTGAAAGATGTGTGTAAACTAGACAAACCATTCAAGGACTACACGTACTTTGAGAACTACACAAAAGAACAAATTGCTAGTGTGAGAGAATTGCTTTTGTTATGGCGCGACGAATACGCTATTGATATAAAGTACAACGAAGATATCTGGAATGTCACAAAACGCGCATTAAGTGGGAAGAATGGTGTGTTCACTCACAACTCGGTACGTAAAGACAAAATAGATGTCTACCCACATCCACTATTGATAGAAATGTTGAATGAGTTTTGATGAATTTTTGAACGGTTTAGGCGAACGAGCAGACTCTTTCGTCACTAAAGGAGACAGCGAGTTGAATCAAATCATCGCGAACTTCTGGAATGGTGTGACAAAGCAACTCGAAGAGCAACTTGACAAACCTAAGAAACGAGGAAAATTCACATACGACTCAAACGCGAGTGGTCGACTACGTCAATCTATCAAACCACTAGAGACTACAAGAACCCCTACATCGTTGACAATGCGTCTAGGGATGGAAGACTACGCAGAGTATGTCGACGCAGGTCGTCGACGTGGTAAGCGACCACCTGTACAAGCGATAGAACAATGGCTTCTAGACAAAGGCATTCAAACGCGTACAACAAAAGGTCAAGACGTAAACGAAGCACGTCGTAACAAAGCACAAGCAATCGCGAACGCGATAGGTCGTCGAGGAATCAAGCCAACAAAATTCATACGCAACGTGTGGAATCAACAACTTCTAGATGGCATCTCGACAGAACTTGCCACAAAACTAGGCAATAGAATTTTCTCGATAGATATAAAATAAGTTTCTTTTTTGTTTGCATATTGAAAGAATAGTTGTACTTTTGTGAAGTATGACAAACATAGAACAGATTCAAGAAGAACTCAAAAAGAAACACTATCACGGACTTCAAAAGTCAATTCACGAGAGAACAGGTCTCTCTCTTCCAACTATTCGTAAGTATTTGAAAGGTGACGTGTATCACCCGACAGCAGTCAAGGTATTCAAGACAGCGAAAGAAATCATTGAACAAATCGAAAACTAATATGAACAAAAGTGAATCAATCAAGAACATTGGACTTGCATTGTGCAAGTTTCAAGCAACAATCGGCAAGGTGTCGAAAGAAGCGAACAACCCATTCTTCAAGTCTAAGTACGCATCACTAGCGAATATCTTAGACACTATTCAAAAACATTTGAGCGATTGCGGTCTTGCATTTGCTCAACTCCCAGACGATGACGCTCTCACTACTATCTTAATTCATAGCGATAGCGGTGAGTGGATTGAAGCATCGTACAAGATGCCTGTCGCAAAAGCAAACGACCCTCAAGCGATGGGTTCTGCTATCACTTATGCTCGTCGCCAGGCTCTCGGCGCAATCTTAGGACTCAACATCGACGACGATGACGATGGAGAGAAAGCAATGGGAAGAACACCACAAAAAGAAACGCTCACTCCTAAGCACCCAAATTGGTCAAAGGCAGTAGAACACATCGCTCGTGGTGGTAAAATTAGTGACATCACAAACAAGTATCACGT